AGAAGATCATGTATTTGATGATATTAATACAATTCCTAAACAACATATTAATGCAGGATTAAATAATTTGTTCGGCGAAGTAATGTGGTTTTATCCTAACTCTGGATCAGGCACAGTTAACAGAGTTGTAACTTACAATTATCTAGATTCAAGTAGCGAGAGACCGGTATGGACTGTTGGCACATTAGCTAGAACCGCGTGGCAAGATTCTGCTGTATTTGGTAAACCACATGCAACAGAATATGATGATGATGGTACAACAGCTACAACAGATACTAATTATGTTTATGGTAACACTGATGGAACTTCAACATATTATGAACATGAAACAGGATTAAATCAAATTAAAGATGGAGCAACAAGTGCTATTACTGCATCAATTGAATCTGGAGATTTTGATATAGGCCAACAAGGACTTGCTGGTGATGGTGAGTTTATGATGAAAATAAGAAGAGTGATACCTGACTTTTTATCACAAACAGGAAATGCAAGAATAACATTAAACTTAAGAGATTTTCCAAATGACACATCTGCTAGTTCAACGCTTGGTCCTTTTACGGTCACATCAGGCACACAAAAAATTGACACACGAGCAAGAGCTAGATCTATTTCTTTAAAAGTAGATAACACAAGCACTGGTCAGTTTTGGAAACTTGGTACATTTAGATTAGACTATCAACCGGACGGGAGAAGATAATGGCTAGAATAGTACAATCATTAACACAACCTAATAAAGAATACGATCAACAAATACAACAATCATTTGTTAGAGATGTAGATAGTATTGTACAAAAATTAAATACAACTTTTCAACAAGACTTAAAAGACGAAGCAGAAGCGGAGGCATATTTCTTTGGCTAATTCATTCGTAAATAAAAAAGTAGATTTAACTACAACAAGTGTTACAATACTATATACTGTACCTGATGCAGCAACTGCTATTGTAAAATCAATATTAGTATCAGAAGATTCAGGAAATGCAGATACTATAACGGTTACTATTACAGATACATCAGATGCTGTATTTAGTCTTTTTAAGACTAAAGCAATATCTGCAAATGCAACAACAGAATTACTTACAGCTCCTTTAGTATTACAACAAAATGAGGTACTAAAAGTGACTGCGGCAACAGCCAATAGACTACATGTAGTTCTCTCAGCTTTAGAATCTAAGCCAAGAGAAGTTATAACATAGTCTTGCTTTATCTGATAAAAACAGATAATAATATAAACTCAGGTAGAATCCCTGCTTTAAACTAATGGAAAAAATTTATGATATCAAGAGCGCATATGCGTAGACAATTAAGAGCTAACGGAGGGATTACAAACCTAAGACAAGGTTATGGCCTTGGTGACTTTGTTA